CCAACTGGATTACACACTCTTAATATTCCAGATAATGGTATATTAGCAGAGAGTGGTGCATATCTGTCTGCCTTTACGGGCAGTGGTAATAAGCTCACTATATTTTTATCGTAATGGCTAGAAAACCAGACAAGCAACCTCCTAAAACCAAAAAGTATTTTCGTTCCACTAAATCTGGAGCGGGAATGACTAAGGCGGGGGTTGCTCGTTATCGAAGAGAAAATCCAGGTAGTAAATTAAAAACTGCCGTTACTGGTAAAGTTAAACCAGGCAGTAAAGCTGCTAAAAGAAGAAAGTCATTTTGTGCCAGAAGTGCAGGTCAGATGAAAAAATTTCCAAAGGCAGCTAAAAATCCTAATAGTCGTTTAAGACAAGCAAGGAGAAGATGGAAATGTTAAAACCTAAAGAAATTATGAACGGAGTTTCTGTTGTTCTTGTTGCTGGATCTATTGCATGGATAGTCACGACTCTTATTGAGGTAGATAAAAAAACTGCTGTGACAATGGTAAAGGTTGAAGAAAACCACAAAATGTTACATACTTTGTGGATAGATTTTATTAATAGGAAGACAATTGATGGCAATCTCGCGGGGATCAATGTCCCAACAAATAACAAAAGCACCAGGTAAAAGGAAGTGGAGTGCCAAGAGGAAGAGGAAAATCAATTGTGCCAGACCTCGTGGATTTTCTGAAAAAGCACATTGTGCCGCTAAAAAAAGGCGAGGTAGTAAGAGGTGAACCTCAAAAGGTTTGTCTTAGATGTAAAAAAAGACAGTGGATGTGTACCTGCTGGAAACTAATGAAAGGAAAATATTATGCCTAAAGACGCATGTTATCACAAAGTAAAAGCCAGATATAAGGTTTTTCCATCGGCTTATGCATCGGGCGCTATTGCAAAATGTAGAAAAGTTGGTGCAGCCAACTATGGAACTGGTGGTAAAAAGAAAAAGAAAGCAATGGGTGGTGGATTAAATGCCGCTATCGAAAAAGTAAAACAAGAAACAATGACTGCCAAAGAGGGCAAAGTTGTTAGAATGACTAAACGAAAATCAAAAAATAAAAACATAGCTAGAGGTTGTGGTGCTATAATGTCTGCTAGAAGAAAGAAAACAAAGTATTCATAATGGCTGTAAGAAAAACAAAAAAAGGTCTAGCTTTAAAACGATGGTTCAAGGAGGACTGGAGAGATGTTAAAACGGGCAAAAAATGTGGTCGTCAAAAAGGTGAAAAGCGTGGTACACCTTATTGTAGACCGAGCAAAAGAATTAGCAAGAAAACTCCGAAGACTGTTTCGGAGATGACAGCAGCAGAAAAAAGAAGTAGAATAAGACAAAAGAATCGTCTAGGTCAACCAGCAGGCGCTCCTAGAAGAGTTAAATCATTAAAGAGAAGGAAAAAATAATGCCAGTAGTTATCAAAGAAACACAAAGTAGTAAAAACAAAAAGAAACAATCTCAAGGTGGAGGTGGAATGGATATTGGAAAAACTCCTAAAAAGAAGATGATGGGAGGAGCCAATAAAATGAAACCAGTTATGGCTAAAAAAGGTAAGATGAATAAATTAAATCCTGGTTTAAGAGCTTATTTAGCTAAAAAGAAAAAGACAAAAAAGAAGAAATAAATGGCAACTTCAAACTCAAGAGATTTTGATTTAGATGTAGCAGAGCTTATCGAAGAGGCATACGAGAGATGTGGTTTAGAGATGAGAACTGGTTACGATGCTAGAACTGCAAGAAGATCTTTAAATCTTATGTTTGCTGATTGGGCAAATAGAGGTCTTAACTTATGGACTGTAACACAAGAAACAAAGGCAGTTACATCTGGCACAGCTACATATACATTAGATAGTGAGTTTGTTGACCTACTAGAAGTTGTATTAAGAAATAGCTCTGGTACAGATTTTACTCTTACACAAATGAGTCGTGGTGAATATTTAAGGATACCAAACAAAGATAATAGTGGACAACCAAGTCAATACTTTTTTGATAGACAAACTACACCAACGATAACTCTTTGGTCAACTCCAGATAAGTCGTATACATTGGTCTACTATTATGTGAGAAGAATACAAGATGCAGATAGTTTAGTTAATACAACAGACGCACCTTTTAGGTTTTTACCATGCATGGCAGCTGGACTTGCATACTACATATCTGTTAAAAAAGCACCAGATAGAATACAAATACTAAAAAGTATTTACGAAGAAGAGTTTCAAAGAGCCATGTCAGAGGATGCAAATAGCACACCACTTAAACTAACACCAAACATATCATACTTGAGGTACTAATGGCTAGATATGCAAGTGGCAGAAGAGCATATGGATACTCAGACAGATCTGGGTTTCGTTATCGTCTTCGTGATATGATAAAAGAATGGAATGGTTTAAAAGTAGGTCCAGATGAGTACGAACCTAAACACCCACAGTTAGAACCTAATTATCCAGGTCCAGATCCCACAGCATTATACGAACCAAGACCAAATCAAGATACAGACTTGGTTTCATTTGTGGTGTACACAAATTCAGGAGATGGTATAATAGGAAAGAAATTAACAAATTTTACGGCTACGACTAGCCTTGGAACAGTAACAGTGAGTACATCATGAGTTTTACATTAACTACACTAACAGCATCAATAAAAGAATGGACTGAAAATGATGAGTCCACTTTTGTAGCAGAGATACCTTTCTTCATACAAAATGCAGAAGAAAGAATATTTAAATCAGTAGATCTAGATTATTTTAGAAAAAATGTAACTGGAACTATGACAAGTGGTAATAAGTTTTTAGAAAAACCGTCTGATTATTTGGCAACTCATTCATTGTCTTATGTAAATGCTAGTAGTGAGAATGTATTTTTACTACAAAAAGATGTAAATTTTTTACAAGAATATACGGCAAACCCAGCTACAACTGGATCTCCTATTTATTATGCACAGTTTGATGTAGATACTTTTATTGTAGCTCCAACTCCTAGTAGTAGTTTTGCAGTAGAATTACACTATTATTATAGACCAGCTTCTCTTACCACAGACGATTCTGGAACAACATGGATTAGTACAAATGCACCAGATGCACTTTTATATGCTTCTCTTGTAGAAGCGTATACTTTTATGAAAGGTGAAAATGACTTGATTCAACTATATAATGCGCGGTATACAGAAGCATTGAGTCGTTTAAAAGTTTATGCAGAAGGCAGAAATTACTCAGACTCTTATAGAGATGGACAAGTAAGACAAGCGAAAACTTGATGAAAAATAAAAGTGTGGCTATTGTTGGTTTAGGCAATAGTTTTTCAGAATACATTTTAGCTAAAATAAGAAGCGAAAAGTTTGATGAGGTTTGGGCAATAAACTCCATGTCTGGAGTAATTTATCACGATAAATGTTTTATGATGGATCCACCATCAAGGTTTCTTGATACGCCAAATGCTGGTAAACAAACTAACATTATGGCAGACAGATTAAGACAAAAAATAAATATTCCTATTTTTAGTTGCACTTTAGATAAAAGATGTCCAGATGTTGTTGAGTTTCCATTACAAGAAGTCTTGCAAAAAACTGGATATGCTTATCTAAATAATACTGTTGCTTATTCACTTGCATATGCCATATCACAAAAAGTTTCAGATTTACATCTATACGGAATAGATTTTACTCATAAAGCAATTAACTTTGCAGAGGCGGGTAGAGCTTGTTGCGAGTTTTGGTTAGCCATTGCCATATCAAAAGGAATAAAAATTAACATTGCTCACAATTCATCTTTACTTGATATGAATGTGCCAGAAGATCAAAAGCTATATGGATATCATAGATTAGATGATCCACTTGTATCTACTGCTACAAATGGTAGTATGCTTATTACAAGAAAATCTAAACTAGAACCACCAGAACCATTAGATGCAACACCAAATATCATTGGAAGAGAAGACATACCAGGAGTAACTTACGAGGAGAAAAAAGATGTTTAACGTCAATGTATCACAATTAGGAAGTGTAGTTGTTAAAACTTCAGAACAAGGAGGTTTAAGCAATGAACAGATAGCAGATTTAGCTGTAGAAAAAATTGCAAGCGTATCAGAAGATGCACCTTCACATTTAAAAGAACAAGCTAAATTATTTAAAGAACAACTTAAAGGGATAATTCATCATTATCTTCTCTTGGCAAGAAAGGAAGAGCGTGGTACTATTATCCAAGCCTTGCGATCAAGTGGTCACAAGGAAATGGCTGAATATATAAGGAGACTCTAATATGGCTATAGCACAAGCAATGTGTACTTCCTTCAAGAAAGAGTTACTAGAAGGTGTACACAATTTTAAAAACTCTGGTGGAGACACTTTTAAACTAGCACTTTTTGCAGAAGGCAGTGGTGGAAAATCATCAACTACTGCAACATTAGGAGCATCAACAACTGCACTTGTTACAACAGGTGAAGTTGCTTCGAGTGGAACATATTCAACTGGTGGTGGTTCTTTAACAAGAGTAGATCCAACTACTTCTGGAACAACTGCATTTACAGACTTTGCTGATTTAAGTTTTACTACTGCAACAATTACTGCAATGGGAGCTTTGATCTACAATAGTTCTGATAGTAATAAAGCAGTTGCTGTTTTAGATTTTACATCTAATAAAACATCTACAGCAGGTACTTTTACAATTCAATTCCCAACAGCAGACGCATCAAACGCTATTATTAGAATAGCCTAACAAAAGGCTAACCAATGGCGAACATT